TGATTTATCTCATCCGCATAAAAATACTGGTCTTTGCTCCTATCGTCTCCCAGATCATTTATGGAAAACTCCTGGTACATTGCCACGGCTATCTCTCTGAGATATCTCTCACAAGGAATTTCTGTCTCATACGTCCAATCTGCCGGAAGTCCGTCTCGGTTCATGCCGTCACACCATCTGGCATCTATCCAGTTTGCACGTTCTTCTCCCTCCTGATCCACACCGTTTCTGTCAAAGTATACTCTTCCTCCATCGAAGCAACCGCCCTCATCATAGATTGCCCCATCAAACTCCATGAGATCATCAGATGCACCGTAAACAATAACCAGACCGCTTTCCTTTGCTTCCTGCTTCACATCGTCAAAACTATCTCCGTATGCTCTCCCATTGAGCTTTTCTGCCAATTCTTTTGCTGTAATCATCGCATATCCTCCTTAATCTGTATATACCACTATTCTCTGTCCCTCCATTCTGTAACCAAAACAGAGGTTTCCACCGTCTGCTATGATTGCACAGTCATGGTCAGACAGATTATTCACGTTTCCGATAATCTCATAATATTTACAGGCATATCCGCTTTCTCCGCTCATAATAACGGTTTTCTTAGAAAGAATCTTATTACGCTGTTTCTCTGACATACAATCCCATTCATACGGATATACCACAACTGCCTTGTCCTTGATCTTTTCGTACTCCTTGAACCATGTTTTAGTCATCGGCTGACTCCTTTCTTGCATATTTGCACCCTGAGAAGTTGGTTCCGACATCAAGAAACATATCCAGAATGATTTTCTCGCTCTCTCCGCAGAAATTTATATGTCCTGTCTTTGTGTGCTTAACTATCAGCTTTTTGCAGTTAAGGCAGCACGCCTTTTCGTTCCGTTCCTCGAACCTCTGCAAAGCCGTCTTATTCATTCTGGTTTCCTGCCTTTCTGAAATGATCCGCAATTTTGCAGATTGTAGCATCTCCAATTCCTTTGATTGAAGAAATCTCTTTGAGAAATTTGTTAATATCCGCTCCGCCGGAGGACTTTTTACCCTGATTAAAACCCTCGCTTCTGGCTTTCTCTACTCTGTCCTCGACATAATGTACCAACTGCTCATCTGTCATTTTCCGCATCTTTACGGCTTTTTCGTGAATCTTATCCTCGTCCGCAGTTCTTCGGCAACTTCTTTTCTTTGCCATGGCGTTACCCTCCTATCTCATGTATGTTTCAACGATGCACGCATCGTCCTCCGGTGTCCTCGGGAACTTAAAAATAAATCCGGCTGACATTACATCATCTTCACATCTTTTAAGGTTTTCATATTCGCAGTAAACATTCGTTGGCCGATTCTTCTCTCCGTCCCATACTCTTGCCACCACTTTTCCCGGAAAGTCTTTCGGGCTGTCATATATCACCACTAGCGGCACTTTTATATCTGAATAGTCCACCAGATTAAGTGTCGGTACTCTCTTATACAACGGCGTGTTCTGCTTTGCTAATTTCTTCTGTTTGTTCACTCCCATACCTCCTGTAATTCCACATGGAATGATTTCAATAGTTCATCGTCCATATTTGACATAAATGTTCTGTACGATATGTCTGGCTTATTTTCCATAAACCACTCTACCGCCTTTTGATTTCTGGCTGTTCTGGTAGATAGATTTCTCCAATTATCCTGATGCCGAACTCGTTTCAATTCTCCGTACCATACAAGAAATCGTTCTCTCGTGCCGTTCCGGTCAATCCTCATAGGCACATACGGATCAATAATCTCATAGTCTATCCGGCGGACTGCTGCCGGAACTGCCATAACCCACATTTCTCCTGTGGCAACGGCATCCGGCACTTTATCCGCTATCTGCTCCGGCATGAGGATAGCATCACTCTCTATGTAATACGCATGGATAACAACCGGCACACCGATTCTTGCCATGTTATACGTCACTGTTCCGCCTTGCGGCATCGCTTGGATTGCACTCAATATGTTAGGTGCTACGCATATCCTCGGAGTGGTGTTATCCTCATCCGGGCAAATCTGTTTCGGAACTCTCGGAACAAATCTCTCTACTTCATCAAATGAAACGTGAACCAATTTACTGTTGTTTCTTTTTCCTCTTTGCTTCATCCTTTTTCCGTTGGCGTTCCTCCCAATAGGGATGTTCCAACCTTTCTAGTCCAGTGCATCCTATCTGCAGGCACTTATGGACTTTCATTTGCTTCGTTGATAGATACCCTTTGTGTGTTTTGCAGTACGCTACCGGCGATTTAACCATATTCTTATCAATGCTCTGGAATAAATCAGGCATGAATAAGGGCTTTCGGAAACTCTTGAATGAGTTCTTCGCCCCAAATGTCCGTGAGGCTTGGTTTCATAAATACCGGTATGTTGTACTTTCTGCACTGCTCCACAATATTTTCAATCCATTCTCGTCTTGGTATGACTTTATCTTTTCTGCTGCCAGTCTCCGCTCCTACGATGATCCACTCCGGGATGTATGATTTCTCGCTCAACTCTCCGAAGTCTGCCAGTATAGGCTCTACTGACAAAAACGTATGGAACTCATAGTGTCCGTCCTGTCCCATATACTCCGTATCTGGATCTGTGACTGTCGTTCCGTACCACATATTATCTCTGAGTGGTAATTCTCCGTAATGATGCAGCTCCATATATCTTCCGGGATTCTTCGTGAGGAAGAGGTAATTATGCTGCGGAGCTTTCTCACAAGCATTAAACACTTCCCTGATCCATCTATCAGGAACCCACTCTCCAAACACATCCGACATTGAACCGACAAAGATATTTCTCTGCCTCTTTTTGTCTCTGTATTCTCCCATGCGGTATCTGTGGATTGTCGGCACAAATCCATGCGGATAGGCACATCTGAATTGTTTTCCGGTCTCATCATCAACATAATACGGTTGCTCATTGATCTCATAAGTTTCAGAACCATCGTCTCCGAGTTTGTATGTCTCAGGTTCTACCAGATGGCATCCTTTCCGTGATACAAAGCGGTTTGCAATACCTCTGGCATAACAATAAGGGCATTTATGACGGCAGCCGGTAATCGGATTCCATGTGCTGTCAGCCCACTCTATTTTCGTTTTATCCAAGTCTCTTCCTCCTACCTGTGTATTTCCCTACATGGTTGATATAACCGCAATAACAACACTTTACCTCGTCTCTAAGACGGCTCTTATAAATCTGGTTTCCGCAGCATCCGCAGTCAAATTCCTGTGGATTGATTTTCTTTTTCTTCATAAACGCATCACTCCTTTGGAAATAATTTGCCATCAAACCATTCCGGTTCCCGGCGGACTTTGAAATATTTGTACTTCGGATCATCGCTTATACTCACAACCAAAATCCAGTTGTCGATCATGCTCATTTTTTTAATCCAAACAGGTATCTCGAATCCATCACATTTCAATATCCACTCGCTGCCAATTGGGTATTTAATAAATGTGTCATTCGCAAGATCTGGTTCTGCAAAATAAGGAATACCATAGTCCTCTCTGTTTCCTGCATTATCATCAATGTAACAGGTGGCACATATTTTTCTTGTATTGTTTCCAAACTTTTCTACCAACTCAGGCAGATTGTCATTGACTGCATCAAACTCTAATCCGTACTGTTTGCACCACTCCACTGCTTTCTGCGTCTGTTCCTCATTCCGGCACGTCCAGAGGATGAGTTTTGTTCCGTTTTCTCTTTTGCGAATAAGGTAGCTTATCAATTTCTTATTCGGTGGTCCTATTTCCGGCCATCTGTTCTCGCAGAGTGTTCCGTCAAAATCTACTGCGAATATCTCTGTGAAATCACTCATATCTATTCCTTTCCATCCCTAAATCAAACAGGGATAATTGCGATTTCTCTCTTTCTAACCTCTCACTGGATAGTTTATACATTTCCTCGTCAATCTCGAATCCCACGAATGGTACTCCGGCTCTGTGGTAAGCTATAAGGCTTGATCCACTTCCAACATGGGTATCGAGAACCGGTCCGTTTATTTTGAATGTCTGCAAAAGATACTCATACAAGGCAATCGGTTTCTGCGTAGGATGTATTTTTCTCTCTGTATTTGCTCCGCCTGTGTTGGAATATCTGAATAATTTTGCCGGTAGGTCATAAGAAGTCCATGCCATCTCCACTTGTGAGAACGCTTCCCACGGCTGTACCTTGTCCCACACAACAAAACATTTTGTCGGTAGCAATCGAAAATAGTTGCTGCCCCATATAATTTGATTCTTCGATACCCGGAACAGTTCTTTGAAATAATCTTCCCCAGGAGGTTCGTTATCCCATTGTCCTGCTCCCTTGCTTCGCTTTATCCGTGAAGCTGTGCTTTCTGCCGGATAGCCATTCTTTGACCGGCTCTTATTGGTTCCCATTGCCATGTTTTGTGCATTGATACCGTATGGAGGGTCCACGATAGCAACCTCAAAGTATTTATTAGGAAATCGTTTCATTCCCTCCATGCAGTCCATGTTCCAGTAACCATAGTCTAATTTATCCACTTAATGATGCTCACTCCCTCGTAACCTTTCTCAAACTCGTACCATGCGTATGCTACTGCACTACCGCCTCCGGCTTTCATTTCTTCAAAGTTTCCGTTCTTGGCACATAAAATCCTACTTCGAGATACATATACACATTTCGGAGGGTATTTTTTGAACAGTTCTCCCCTTGCCTTTCCCTCTAAGAACTGCAATTTGAGGAACATAAATACCTTTCTTCCGTCCGGTATCACATTCATAGCGTGTTCAACAAATTCTTTTGCGTATTTATATGGCGGATTCGTGATAATGTCTCCGTCCCATATCTCATCAGTCTGCAGAAAATCTACGCCACCCTGTCCGTAACCTCTGTCGATAAGGTCTGTGCTCCGCACATCATACCCACGCTCTTTGAGTTTTTCAGATAAATGTCCTTGTCCTGCTGCGCACTCCCACACTTTTTGGCTGAGTACCGCCCCCCCGATAAGAGTGCGTCTATTGCGATAGGATCTGTTGCGTAGTAATCATTTGTTTCCCTTTCTTTGTCTGTATGGTTTGAAGCACCAAGGGTTGTGAAGATGCTTTTACCATTTCCGGTCCAATCTTTTCCCATATATTCATCCTTTCTGAATTTCTTCAAATACAATTTTCTGTGGCAATACTCCGTGGCAGACATAAACACTGCTAAACGGAGGATTGAGTGACGGTTTCTGTTCTTCGTAACTCTTGAAATATGCAACTCTTCGGTTCATATACATAATCTCAAATTCGTGGTCTCTGAACATTTCAAACCGTCTCTGGCTTTCAAACAATCCAACCACTCCAACAAGCATTGCAAACGGTTTATCTAGGTCAAATAATCTCTCTATCACTTCTGTTTTCATAGAGTACGGCGGATTGCTTATGATGTAATCGCACCATTGCACCATTTCTCCTTGTTTCTGATACTGGAAGAAATCGTCTCCGTACTTTATGTGGGTTGCTTTTACGTCATACCCCCCCCGATTGAAATTTTTGACAAACAGGCTGTCCTCTGTATCAAAAGGACACCATATCTTTGCCTCTTTCGGAATGTATTTCATAATCGGTGCAACTGCGTAATCAGGTGTATAGAACTCGTCATTGCCGCTTCCGGCCACTTTATCCATTTTCATGTTTCTTGTCCTTTCCTCTACAAATATCCAAATCTGTAACCATATATAGATTCCAATTCTCCCCGGCACACCTTACCCACTGAGTTCGGCGGAAGATCGTACTGTCGTTCTGCTTCCCGGCATGAGAAAAATATCTCTTCCTCATCCCCTATACAGATAACCATGCGATGTTTCCCCGGCTTGTCCCTGCGGTTTCCGCACTGTACTCTTTTATCAGCCCATCTCAGGTTGTATATGCTGTTGTCGAACCTCTCTCTGTTGTTTATATGGTCTACTGTGTCATACCGCCGTCTGTTACCCATGTAGAACGTCTGCATAACTATCTGGTGTCTCTTAAATCGCACTTGGTTTCCGTCTGTATCTGTGAACATACTGGAAATATCGTATTTATCTCCGTATGCCATATTGCATAGGATCCCATTCCGTATGAGTCTGCCAAATGATGATATGTAGCACTCCATGTTGAAGTCATGCACACTCTTTACTTCCAAATTCTCATCAAACTTAACAAGCCGTGTGACTTTTCTCCATGTTTCTTCCTTGTCCGGGTACTTCCGGCGGATATACTCAAAAGTTTCTGTTTCTCTCATACTCTCTCAAATGTGTAGATTGAATTTCTGGTTGTTACCTCAATGTATTTTCCTCTATCCTCGGTCTTGAATCCGATAACTGTACTCGTAACAATCATGCCGACATACGGTGTTCCATCCGGCTGAGCCAACCATTCAATCATCATGGCATCTCCGTTTCTTGGAGTGGGTTTCTTGCACATTCTCCCTACTCTGAGAGGGTATCTGCCCTCAATTCTCGGATTGCCTTTTCTGTCTGTAATTGATACAACTCTATAAGTTTCCATGGCAGCCTCCTTAATAAAGATTCCACAAAAACAGTTCTTCGTTTTCTGCCGGATCGCACTTTTCTTTCCATTCCAGTTTTCTCACTACATCCCATGTTTTCATGCAGATATTAGATAAGTCGTACCTGTCGTACACCCTCTTGTCGATAAACAGGCGCATATCCAAGTCCTCATCGTAGAGATTGGAACTCATGTATTTCAGATTACGAATATCCTCATCTGTGGCTTCTGCATGGACTGTTACTGTGATACCATCCAAGTGTTTTAAAATTACCGGATGATCGTCCATTGTCAGACAAGCCGTATAAAGATAGATTTTCTGTCTCTTATTCTGCTTTCTGAGCATTTTAATGACTGTGTAGAGTTGTGCCGGATTTATCATAGGCTCTCCGCCGGTAATCACAACTTCCTCATAGTCCTTTAATGCCGTGATACCGCCAATCACTTTTGCCAATGATGTGTAGTCCAATTTGCTGTTGCAGCACCCCGGGCACTTCCGGTCGCACTTTGATGTGATAATTACTCTCGCTGTCTTTTTCATCTTTCCTCCTTAATCCATGCCGTCATAAAGGCTTTCAGATAATTCAACCTGTTCGTCTGTCAAATCCCTAAGTGCATTGATTATCTTCATCTTTGTTTCTTTGCATGGGAAATATCCGTACTTTGCATATCTCAGCATCCGTTCAAAAGTGCTCATTGGAAATGGAATATCTTTATCAATTACAATCCGTTTAAGATGTAGATGTTCAAAAAACGCATCATCCATCAGGATTTTGTACTCAATGTGTGTTTCCGGTATTCCAATTTCCTCTAAGAAATGCTCATCTTCCAGAGTTTCAAACGGAAGTTCTTGCCTTTTCGCTACCGCACCAGTTTCATCCTCTACTTCCTCTTTGTAATATGCGAACTTCGTGATTGTGAAATCGAACTTATTCAGAATTTCTTCCGGTTTTCCAAATATTTTGCAACAAAGTTCAATCACAACACCTGTTTCAATGTGTTTGTACGCCTTTACATTGTCGTTTTCGTAGTGGAAATGATATTTCTCATCTCTTACATCGTCTCCGTCATATCCTGGTGTCTGGCTGTCAAAATACTGTACCGCATCATCAAAATCGCTTTCATTCTCAAAGAAAATATCAAGATCCTTTACCTTTTCTTTATTGAATATGTTTTTGAAACATCCTCCACATATAAATCCTTTGTGACCGGTCATGTATTCATCAAGCCAATTTAACATCCAGAAGTTTTCTCTATCTCTCTTTATTAGAGCCATGCTTCCTCCTATCTCCGTGCCATTGCCGCCTCGTATAACCGCTTATACACGTCCCTCTCGGCTGTGATTTTTGCGATTTCCAACTGTGTCTCAATGTCCGGCATCTCCACCTTTGCCACAACAGGTTCAGGTTCTTTCTTCTCCGGTTCCACTACTTCATTTGCAGCTTCCGCCCACTTCTTTACCAGATCATTCGATTTGATGTTAATTCCAATACCGATGCTTACCGCCAACGCTGCATCAATCTTTTTCATTTCTGCCATAGAACACTGTCCTATGTAATCTCCAACCTTATCTTTGTTTACCGTATCAATCTGCTCACAAAGCACGGTGGACGGATATTTTGAACTGTTGATCTTAACGTGTGTCGGCAACGGTTTCTTTTCCTGAGTGGTAAGGTAAACCACTTCCAATATGGGAGCCGCATTGTTTCCAATGTCATTGCTTATGATTACCGCCGGTCTACCCCCCCTGTACATTTCCGCTATATTCGCTCTCGTTGCGGATATAGAAGATTTCCCCTCTATAAAACTCTTTGCTCATAGTGTCCTCCTATTCGATTTCATCCTCCTGCGGCATCTCGAACACTCCAAGTGGTTGATCCGCCACATATTCACATACTAAGTCTCTGGGGTTTTCATCCTGTCCTCTTTCAAACAGCAAATTCATGGTGTAGCAGTCCATAAGCATTGAAATCGCCATTCTGCATTTTTCTTTCGTGGAGTATCTGCCAATCACTACTCTGCTTTCTCCTACGAGGGCAGCAACTTTGTACCGCCCATCATATTTGCTGTCCGTGCTGTATTCTGTTACCTTGTCGTTGTTCAGAACTACCGCTCCATCCTGAGACTTAACAAACATCACGTTTTGCCTCTCTTTCCTTAATTCGCCCCATCTGTCGATTGATTTTGAAATCAATTCGATCCTCTACCTCTGCTACGCAGTTAAAAATAATTTCCAACTGTGTGAGCATGATCTGTACATCTGCAATTTCATCAATCACTGCTTCTCTCATTTCCGCTGTTTTTTCATCGCTACGGCGGAATTTCAGAATGGCTTTGATGAGTTCCGAACACTCTTCAATAGCCATATCCTCCTGTGCATCGTTTCCATACGTTTCTACGATGGTGTTGAGGTTTCTCATCTGCTCCTGCGTCAATGTCTTTCCCTCCTACTTCAAAATTGTTGCGATCACGATGATTACAATAAGAATTGCCGTAAGTCCAACCCCAATCCAGATAGGGAGAAGAACTAACCACCAAGACCATGTGATTACTTTGCATAATTTCAGAGTGATTAAGATAAGCTGTAACACTCCGAAAAATCCGATACCGCCTGATGCTTTTCCACTGTTTCCATTACTGCTGTTGCTCATAAAACTGTCCTCCTGTTTACATATAAGTTGCTTCTTTGAATACGAATGTGTCCTCAGAGTCTACCTTTTCCGATAGCTCTCTCAGGCGCAGATCGTTGGAGCTGTAAATCTTTTTCTTTTTCATGTCAGCCACAAAAAACTCCTGCCCTGCCTGAATATACTCTCCAACTTTGCTCTTCCGGCAGATCTCATAGTCTGCATACTCAACGTCTGTTTCCTTGTTATCTTCCTGTTTTTCCTTTTCTGTTTTTCCAAACATACTGATTTTTCTCCTTTCTTTCACGTTTTCGTTTGTCTGACTAAACATTCTCTTCAAAAAAATTTAATGCAATCCGTCAGACCATCTATACAGAATAACGGCGGTATCTTCGTTAGGATAAGAAACTCCTAAGAATTTGCCATTAACTGTTTCGCAAGCCTCTGTTACTCTGTCCACAAATTTATTGAAGTCCTCTTTCACTGTCACATAATCGTGAAATCCCATTGTTCCCTCGTCTCTTTCGTGGTTTTCTCTCATTACCACCATCTGTTTTAATTTCTGCATATTGCCTCCTATTTCTTTACCTTGCAGTCTCTATATACATCCTCTTTTCCGATGAATAACTGCCCTAAGATTGCAACCAGAACATTTACCACGATACTGTTTCCGGCCTGCTTATAAAGCTGTGTGTTACTATTATAGAATAAATTAAATTTCTACTATATATTTTAAGGATAATGTATGGTAAAATAGTGTTATCTAAGAAAGGATGAACACTATGAGAAAAACATATCTTCCTCTGT